ATCTTGCAACAGTACGGGCCAAGCAACCCACTTTGTACTGTCGGACAGTATCGCGCTACGTTGGGCAGGTTTATTGAGGCGGCAGGGTTCTCGGATAGCCAAGAGTTCTTTAACGAGATCACGCCCGAGGTTGAGCAGGCACTGGCACAGCCCAAGCCACCACAGCAAGACCCACAACTCCAAGCGTTAATACAACAAGCTGAAACGCAAAACGAAATTTCACGGCAGAAGGCAATGGCAGACATCCAACTACGCCAAGCAAAAGCACAGGCAGATATAGAGTCAGAGAGAGAAAAGGCTGCTTCAGAGCTACAACAGTCCAGAGAACAGGCAATGCTGGATATGCAGATTGCTCGTGAAAAACTAGCCGCTGATATACAATTGAAGCGGGAAGAACTGTCTGCTGAGATTATGCTTAAACAGCAGAAACTTCAGGCGGATTTAACCGCAAACGTGAGGATGGCATGAGTGGACAAATAGCGCAGGAATTACAGAACAATCCACAGGCGATGCAGAGAATTGCACCACTGGTTCAGTCGGCGTTATCTCAAGTACAGCAACAGCCTATGCGTCAGCCGATGCCACAACAAATGCAACAGCCTATGCAGGCTATGAATATGACCAACATGGGGTACAACCCGTTTATGGCTATTCAGCAGATGCAGAGACAGCCAGTACAGGCGCAAAACCCTTTCTTTGGTGGGGCTATACCGTTTGACTTTGGCTTGCCGCAGGTTAACCAATTGCCTATGAATTATGTTTCTCCGTTAGCTGCATTCAGACCTGGTGACTTTGCTGCGTTTCAGGAAGCCAAAAATCAAAAACAATTTAACAATCGTGGCCGTAATAACACCCAGTACTTTAGCGACAGTAATGGGGGTTATGATTTTGATGGTATCAATTATGGCTATGAGATGGGCTACGATTACAGCGACGATGGCATCGGTAGCGACACTGGCCCTAGTAATGCTTCTGCGGCAGACATGGGTGGGGAAGATGTTTAATGGATAAAGCACAACGCGCACAGTTACTGATTACTGACGATTTCTTTGTTGAGGAGATCAAGAACATGCGTGATGGGTGCGTCCAGACATTTGAGAACAGTAGGGCGGATGACTACGAGATTCGTGAATCTGCTTACCAAAAACTAAAGTTTATAAATGAGATTGTTTCTCATTTTGCTTCTATTGCTGACGGTCAACAGATACTGGAAAAGCGGTGGAAAATACTGTAATTCGTCCCATGTCGGGACAATGCCGACACCTAGCGGATTTACTAGGTAATAGGGTAGAAAGATGAGCGAAAACATGACACCCCAAGAGGGTAGTGGGCCGCTATCAGTGGATTCAGCCGCTGATGCACTGCTTGGAATGATGGGCGGCGAGGACTCGCAAGAGCAACCAGACACCGAACCAGAAGTTCAAGCAGGGGCAGAGGAAGCCGAAGGTGAGTACGAACCAGAGGCAGAGCAGGATAGCGAAGAGCAGGAAGAAGAGCAGCCTAAATACCGTGTCAAAGCCGCTGGCGAAGAACGGGAGGTAACGCTTGATGAGCTTGTTCGTGGTTATCAGCTTGAGGCAGATTACACAAAGAAAACCCAGACCCTTGCGGAAGAGCGTAAAACGGTGGAAGCCGATCGCTCACGTATCCAAGAGGCGACACAACTGAGAGACCAGTACGCTCAACGGTTGCAAATGATTGAGCAAATGCTTCAGTCAGCACCCCAAGAGAACTTGGAAGCACTGAAAGACACCGATCCAATCGGCTACGCAGTAAAGGTCGCAGAGCAAAGCCAGAAAGAGAAACAGCTATCGGCAGTACAAGCGGAACAGAACCGAATTGCACAAATGCAACAAGCGGAACAGTCGCAGAACCTGTCTAGCCATGTGGCTCAAGAGGCGCAGAAGTTAGCTCAAGTAATCCCCGACTTTGCTGACAAGGAGAAGGGCGAAACAGTCCGCAAGGAACTTCGTGCTTTTGCTAAGTCCGTTGGGTACTCGGATCAGGAACTATCAAGTGTATATGACTCTCGTGCAGTCCTGACGCTGTACAAGGCGGCGCAGTACGACAAACTTATGCAGAATAGACCAGAGGTGCAAAAGAAAGTATCTCAGGCTCCTAAGATGCTTAGGTCTGGCGCAACTGCCCAGCGTTCACCAGATCAGGATCAAGTGAACAAACAGAAACAGCAGTTGAAACGCTCAGGACGAGTGAAAGACGCTGCTAACCTTTTCGAACGATTCTTATAAAGGAAGTATCATGGCTGTATTTCAAGCACACACCGCTATTGGTCAGCGCGAAGACCTAACCGATGTCATTTACGACATCAGCCCCACCGAGACCCCACTGCTTAACACCTTGGCTCGTACCAAGGCTACCGCAGTATTCCACGAGTGGCAGACAGACAGCCTAGCCGCTGCTACCACTGCAAACGCTGCTGTTGAAGGTGCAGATGCATCGTCAGCTACTTTGGCTCCTACGACCCGTTTGGGCAACTACACCCAGATCGTTCAAAAGACGATTCAAGTGTCTGGTACGCTCGACACAGTTAACAAAGCTGGTCGCAAGTCAGAGAAGGCATATCAGTTGGCTAAGGCTTCTTCAGAGCTTAAGCGCGACATCGAGACCATCTTGGCATCGAATCAGGCACGTTCGGCTGGTAACAGCTCAACTGCCCGCAAGTTGGGTTCTTTGTTGTCATGGCTCAAGACCAACACATCGGAAGGTGTGTCTGGTGCTGATCCAGTGACCATTGGCGAATCAACGCGCTCAGACGGTACATTGCGTACCTTTACAGAAACCCTGCTCAAGGATGTCATCCGTGGCGTGTTTGAATCGGGTGGTACACCTAAGATTCTGTTGGTTGGCCCAGCCATCAAGCAGAAAGTGTCAACGTTTGCTGGTATCGCCGAACAGCGTTACATGGCTCCTGCTGATGCGCCTACCACCATCATTGGTGCGGCTGACGTGTATCTCAGCGACTTTGGTTCAGTCTCTGTTGTCCCTGATCGCTTCCTGCGTTCACGCGATGCCTTCGTGCTTGATCCTGAGTACGCAGCAGTTGCCTATCTCCGTCCGTTCGCCACAAACGAACTGGCCAAGACTGGTGACAGCGAGAAGACACAGATTCTTGCTGAGTTGACCCTTGAAGTGCGTAACGAAGCCGCTCATGGCTTGATTACGGACATCAACGCTGCTCTGTAAACGGAGAAAGGGGAGGGGAAAACCTCTCCCCCCCCATACTTATGGCAAAACTATTTAGCTCTGACGCTTTTACTGGTAGATACACTGTTGCACACGAAGACGGTGACGGAGGGATTATCCTAGAGACTAAGCAAGACGTATCTAAAATTATTGATGCGAACAAAAGACAGTACAACGATGTCACTTCTCAAGATAAGTGGGGAGACCTGACACACGTTGCACGGTTGCCGTTGACAGTGGTAGACGAATTAAACCGAAAGCGCGTTATGCGTGGGTTTGCGGTGATCGACGAAAAGGCGTTCAAGATGTTTTTAAACGACCCCGATAACAGGTTCTTTCGCACAAGGCCAGGACAAGTATGAAGCTAGCTATCTGTGTTCCATGCCGAGACCAAGTAATGTCAGGGTTTTGTTTTGACCTAGCCAAGATGGTTGGCTACCACAGCCGCAACACGGATGATGAGATACAGATATACCAGATGCCTGGTACGCTGATATTTCACCAGCGTGAAAAGTTAGCTAAGACAGCACTAGAGGCAGGCGCAGAGGCTATCCTTTGGATTGACTCAGATATGCGGTTTCCAGCAGACACGTTAGAAAGACTGCTTTCACACAATGTAGAGATTTGTGGTGTAAACGCTACCACTCGTGTAGAGCCTATTAAACCCACGGCTTTAGACCTAGAGATGATAGAGGGAAACCCAGTGTTTCATAAGGTAGAGACACGGGGCAAGGATTATGTCGAGGAAATCTCGGCAGTTGGATTTGGGGTAACGCTAACCCGTCGAAGCGTGTTTGAAAAGATGGCACAGCCTTGGTTTGACATTCTATGGACGGACGCTGGTGGCATTATCGGCGAGGACGTGCATTTCTGCATCAAGGCTCAGGACTACGGGGTTAAGACGTATGTTGACCATGTTCTATCGCCTTTTATCAAACACATCGGGACAAAAGAATATTCTTGGGATGACGTGAAATGGCAATCTTAAATTATGCGGGATTGAAGACGACGATTGCTGGTTATCTGGCTCGGTCAGATTTAACTGTACAAATTCCAGACTTTATCCAGTTAGCGGAGATCAGACTACGGCGCGATCTAAGGATACGCCAGATGCTAAAGTCTTCCGTTACAAGCACAACTGGCGGCGACCAAACCGTTTCTTTACCAATAGACTTCCTGCAATTGCGGGATTTGTTTATTGTGACCAACCCTATCCAGCCGCTGGAGTATATGACTCCATCGGTATTTAACCGCAATGCTCGTGTGACGGAATCTGGCAAACCAGTCAATTACACCATTATTGCGAACGAATTTAAGTTAGCACCAGTTCCAGACTCAGACTATACGTTGAGGATGCTTTACTACTACTCTCCAGAGTTCCTTACGGATTCAAACCCAAGCAATATGTTTCTATCTACCTGCCCCGATTTACTGCTATACGGGGCGTTAGTAGAGGCAGAGCCGTATCTTATGAACGATGGGCGTATACAATTATGGGCTGGAATGTATGATCGCGGCGTAGCTTCACTAACATCAGCAGATGATGCGTCCGAACATAGTGCTGTACCTTTAACAATGAAACTCACCGCGAGGTAATCATGGCTGCTTTATCAAACTATCTAGAAAACGCTTTAATCAACGCAACACTGCGCAACACCACTTACACAAGCCCAGCGGCTCCGTATGTTGGTTTGTTTATTACCGACCCTACCGATGCTGGTTCTGGAACGGAAGTGTCTGGTGGCTCCTACGCACGTCAGACAGCTACATTTGGCGCACCTAGTGATGGTGCTTCTACCACAAGCGCAGACATTACTTTCCCAACGTGCACGGCTGACTGGGGAACGGTTGCGTTCTTTGGTATCTACGATGCCTCAACATCCGGTAACTTGCTGTATCACGGTGCGCTAAACAACTCCAAGACCATCCAAACGGGCGACATCTTGAAGATTGAGGCAGGCGACCTTACAGTAACCTTGGCTTAAGGAAAGAAAATGGCTTTAGTGATAGCTGATCGTGTCAAAGAAACAAGCGTTACAACAGGTACTGGAACGGTAACGCTTGGCGGTGCTGTTGATGGGTTTCAATCATTTGCGGCGATTGGTGATGGTAACGAGTGTTACTACACCATTGTTGGCACGGCAGTCGACACCGAGTGGGAAATAGGCATCGGTGTATATACTGCATCGGGTACGACGTTATCAAGAAATACGGTTCTTCAATCGTCTAACGCAGATTCTTTGGTGTCTTTCTCTGCGGGTAACAAAGAGGTGTTTGTTACTTACCCTGCGGACAAGGCTGTTCTTTTAAATTCTGACGATAATGTTGTGTTGCCGGGCAATTTAACCGTTCTTGGTGATATAACTAATATTACTGGTTCGTTTGCTTGGGATTCAGGAACATCTACGCCAAATGCGGTTGGTGGGCGCAAGCAAATTATTACATCTATACATGACCGTATTCGGGGTTGTGTTGTAAATGTTGATGGAACTGTTAATTATTATTTAAACCCTAACGATTGGACTCAAAAAGCAGATGGCACTAGTTCAGACTTGACTGGTACAGACGGTGATGTAATGGTCGAAATACCCAAATTTTATTTCCGCAACATATACGCAACAACAACAGCTACTAGACAAATATCTGCTGTTACTCAATCTGGTTTTGTTATTCACCCTGCGTTTATCAAAGACACGCAAGAGGTTGATTATCGTTACATGGGGGCATACGATGCTTGCGTGTATGATGTATCGGCGTCTGCTTATATTTCTGGGCTGAACTACGATAACAATGATGGCGGCAATGGTGTCGGGGTCAATGTAACGCCAGTAACAGGTGACAAATTAGCATCAGTAAAAGGCGTATATCCAATGGTTGGGTTGACCCGTGCTGAATTTAGAACGCTTTCGGCAAATAAAGGTGCGGGTTGGAGACAACTTGATTATGATTTATGGTCTGCAATTCAATTGTTGTTTGTTGTTGAACACCAATCGTTTTACTCGCAAGATATTTTGGGTGCTGGTAATACAAACGGTAGTTATATATCTTCAAGCGGCAACCAAACTGACAGCCCACATACCATAGCAGGTGCAGGTGATTCGATTGCCAACGGCTCTACTAATACCACTTCAGGTGCAGGCGTAAATGCAAAGCCTGGCACATCGTTTATGAAATATCGTGGTATTGAAAACTTTTACGGTAATTGTTGGAATTGGGCTGACGGTATCAATGTCAACGTCACAGTTACGGGTAATGTTCACATCACTAATAATGCGGCTTTCTTTGCCGATAATACGGCAACAGGCATGGAGTTAGTAACTAGTAGCTTTCCAACGGCATCAGGTTACATTCGAGATATGTCAACAACCGTTGACCCTTACTTTTTAAGTTCGACCAATTCAGGTGGCGGCTCTACTACTTACATAACAGATTATCATTATGCATCGGCGTCAAGCAATCGGGT